TGAACATGGAAGAGCAACGCCGGCAGGCGATCCGCCAGGCATTCTATGTGGACCAGCTCATCCTCGAGCAGGGGTCGAGCATGACCGCGACGGAGGTTTTAAGCAGGCAGGAACAGCGTTTAAGGCTGCTCGGCCCTGTGCTGGGAAGATTGCAGTCAGAGCTGCTTCAGCCGCTGATCGATCGATCATTCGCGCTCATGCTTCGCCAGGGCGCATTCGCAGCACCACCCGAGGAGATGCAGGGCCAGGACATCGACATCGAGTATGTCAGCCCACTGGCCAAGGCGCAGAAGATGTCCGAGCTGCAAAACACCCTGCGCGGTGTCGAGGTGATGACCCAGCTCTCGCAGATCATCCCTGTCCTGGAGTATTTCGACCCAGACAAGATGGTGAACTATCTGATCGAGGTGATGGGTATGCCGGCGCATGTTGTGCGCTCTCCTGACGAGGTGGCCATGGTGCGTCGCCAGCAGCAGCAGGCTATGCAGGCCCAGGCCGAGGCCCAGGCGCAAATGGAAGAAAGCGAGATGGCAAACAACCTTGCACCCTTCATCAAGGCAACTAATCAGCAATGATGACCCTCGATGACCTGCTGGCGTCATACCGCCAGTGCTTCACCAGCGAGGAGGGCGAGATCGTCCTGGCTGACCTGGAGAAACGATTTCATCTGTCAGCGACGACATTCGAGCGCGGCGACCCACACTACAGCGCCTTCCTTGAAGGACAGCGCAGTGTCGTCCTGGCAATCAAGGCAATGATGGAAGAACGGAAGGCGCAAGAAACCGTAGAGGACTAAATGAACGAGACAATCCCTGAAGACAGCGGACCTCAAAGCGAAGAACAACCTGTCGGATTTCTGGACAGCCTGCCTGAAGATTTGAGATCAGAGCCGTCACTGCAAAATTTCACAGACGCCGGCGGCCTGGCAAAAAGCTATGTCCATGCGCAGCGCATGATCGGAGCTGACAAGCTGGCCATCCCTGGCTCGAGTGCCACCGACGACGAATGGCGCGCTGCCATGCAAAAGCTGGGCGCACCGATCGAGGCCAGCGGCTATGAGCTAGAAGGCATCGAATTCAACGAAGACGAGATGTCAGGCTTCACCGATGCAGCTCATGCTGCCGGCCTGACGCCACGCCAGGCGCAAGCCATGGCAGGTTACATGCAGTCAGCCGACCAGGGCCTGATCGAGCAGTTCGAGCAGAACGCCGAGCAGGTCGCGCATGATGGCCTGATGGACCTGCGCCAGGAATGGGGCATGGCCTTTGACGACAAGGTGGACAATGCCATGAGGGCGGCTATCGCCATGGGCATACCTTCTGAAATCGACCAGGAAAGCGGCAAGCCTTACATCCCGATGTTTGACGAAATCCAACTGTCAGACGGTCGGGCGCTGGGCGACCATCCGTTCATCATCAAGCTGTTCGACCAGATCGCCGGCCAGCTCGGCGAAGACACGCTCGAGGGTGCAACAAAGATGGATGTGATGACGCCAGACGAGGCGCGTCGCGAAGCTGCAACCCTGACAGCACAAGGGACACCATACTGGGATGCACAGCACCCAGAACATCAATCATTCGTTCAGCGCGTTCTCGAGCTGAACGAATTCATCTATCCCTCTACAGGGACAGACGGATAAGCCTAGGCTCCGTCGCATCAAGCCTGTGCGTCAGGCCGACTAGCCGCCGTCAGCGGCAAGCTATGGCCCCGAAAGGGATAACCAGGCGCAACACCCTGAAACCTATGTGAGAGGATTGTGAGATGTCTTCACAAATCACCACCGCATTCGTGAACCAGTTTTCAGCGAATGTGACAATGCTTTCGCAGCAGATGGGATCACTGTTGCGAAACACTGTTGATGTGGAAACCATCAACGGTGAGAAAGCCTTCTTCGATCAAGTCGGATCGGCTGCTGCCGTCCAGCGTACTACGAGAAACCAGGACACCCCGCTCATGGAAACACCCCATGCAAGGCGCGTCGTGTCCCTCAAGGACTTTGAGTATGCTGACCTGGTGGACGATCAGGACAAGATCAGGATGCTGATCGATCCGACTAGCACCTATGCCAGGGCGGCTGCTGCTGCCATGGGTCGTGCTATGGACGACGAGATCATCGCGGCTTTCAATGCGACGGCGCTGACCGGCAAGACAGGGGCAACATCTACTGCCCTTCCTGCTTCCCAGCAAATCGCACATGGCTCCGCCGGTTTGACTATCGCCAAGCTGGTAGAGGCAAAGCAGAAGCTCGATGAGCAATCTGTCGATCCGTCCATCCGCCGTTACATCGTTTGTTCGCCAAAACAGATCAGTGATCTGCTGAACAATACGACAGTAACATCCGCAGATTTCAACACAGTCAGAGCTTTGGCTACCGGCCAAATATCTGAATTTGTTGGATTTACCTTCATCGTAAGCAATCGCTTGAAGGTGGATGGCAGCTCGAACCGTCTGGTCTACGCATGGGCGCAAGACGGCATCAAGATGGCTCTTGGCAAGGAACCGACCGCGCGTATCGAGGAACGGGCCGACAAGAGCTATTCAACCCAGGTCTACTACTGTAGCTCCTTCGCCGCTACGCGGATGGAAGAAGTGAAAGTAGTTGAGATCGCATGTCAGGAGTAGTGAGCAATGGCAACGGTATACAGCACACAGCGCACTAACGCGCTGGCAAATCCGGTGGTCAACAACAAGACCAACGAGATCGGTGGCCGTGTTCGGATCGCTCATGGCGTCTATGAGGCATCCTCGCTGGCAAGCGGCGATGTCATCGAGATGTTCAAGCTCCCTAACGGCGCTCGTATCATCAGCGGCTCTCTTGCCCACGATGCTCTCGGCTCCAGCACCACGCTGTCCGTAGGCCACGCGGCCTACACCGACAGCTCTGGTACTGCTGTCGCGGCTGACGCGGATGAGTTCAAGGCGGCAGCGGCATCGACATCTGCACAGAAGGTCGATATCGCAGCAACCCTGGCTCTCGGCTCGGGCATCGAGATTGATGCAAACGAGGACGGTTACATTGTGACCGCCACCATGGGCGGCGCAGCCGGCACCGGCACCATCGAGGTGACGATGCTCTACGCGCTCGACTAACCTCCCAGGCGGGGCCGGTAGCACGGCCGGCCTCGCCAACCCCTACACCAGGAGATCGCGATGCCATCAGCCGTGGACATCTCAAATGCTGCTCTGAACACGCTTGGCGCATCTAACATCATTTCTCTCACCGAAGACAGCAAGGCCGCGCGCATCATCAATCAACGCTATGATACCGTCCGCGACGCTGTTTTCCGGTCACACAACTGGAACAGTCTGATCCGGCGCGCCGACCTGGCAAAGCTGTCAGACGCTCCCACCTTTGGCTATGCAAACCAGTACGCCTTGCCAGGCGACTGCATCCGCGTCCTCGAGTTTTCGAATGGCACGCTGGCCTATCCCCAGGACAATATATTCAGCAACAGCGGCGGTCCGGTCTATGTGATCGAGGGCCGCAATCTGTTGACCGATGAGGCTGTCGCAAAGATCAAATACATCAGCCGCGTCACCGATCCAAACGAGTATGACACCCTGCTGCTCGACACCATATCGGCTAGGTTGGCATATGAGATTTGCTACGCCATCACCGGATCGAATTCGATGATTGCAACCACGAAAGCCCTGTATGATGACAAGGTCAAGGAAGCACGCTTTGTCGATGCAACAGAAGGAGCAGCAGAGAAATTTGAAGCCAGCGACCTGATCGAAAGCAGGTTCTAGCATGGCGCGCTCCGCACCATCACTGTCGAGCTTTGTGGCAGGCGAGATATCGCCGCGCCTCGAGGGCCGCACCGAGCTGGACAAGTACAGGGCCGGCCTGTCCGAGCTTTTAAACATGATCGTCCACCCACATGGCGGTGTGTCACGCCGACCAGGCACAGAGTTCCTGGGCGAGGTTAAGAACAGCGCAATCAAGACACGCCTAATACCGTTTCAGTTCAAGACAAGTGACACCTACATCCTGGAGTTTGGCGACAGTGTGATGCGTGTCTACCGCAATGGTGGACAGGTCCTCGATGCTGCAAAAACCATCAGCGGAGCAACCCAGGCCAACCCTGTCGTCGTCACAGCCACAGGACATGGCCTGTCGAATGGCGCAGAGATTTTTGTTTCTGGCGTCGCCGGCATGACGCAGCTCAACGGTCGCAACTACAAGATCGCAAACAAAACGACCAATACCTTCGAGCTGCAAGACCTGTTTGGGAACAACATCAATGGCACAGGCTTTTCTGCTTATACGAGCGGTGGCACGGCTGAACCGATCTTTGAGGTTGCCACGCCATATGCCGCTGCCAAAATTTTTGACATAAGGTTTGTCCAGTCCGCCGACACAATGTTCCTGGTGCATCCAGAATTTGCGCCCAGGACGCTAACCAGGAGCGGCCACACCACCTGGACATTCGCAACGCCGACATTCATCGATGGGCCGTATCTGAACCAGAACACCACTGCCACGACGCTGAACCCTGGCGCGACAACCGGCAGCAGTGTCGCCCTGGTGGCAAGCGCTGATTTGTTTGCCAGCACAGATGTCGGCAGGCTGGTCAAACTGCATGGCGGCAACGCCACGATCACAGCTTTCACTGATGCGCAGAATGTGACT